GGATGGTGTGTTCGGCAGCGCGACGGAGGGCGCGGTGCGTGCGTTCCAGACGGCGAAGGGGCTGACGGTGGACGGTATCTGCGGCATGGCAACGTGGGCAGCACTGGACGCGGCGGAGAAGCAGACGGAGGCAAATGCGCCTGCGGACACGTCGGATGCGTGGCGGGCGAAGCTGGAAGCGCTGCGGGATAGTCTCAGCGGCGCGCTGGACATATTGGAGGAGGTGCTGCGTGATGCGGTGGGATGATGTGGTCAAGTGGATTTCGGCGGCGGTCGGCGCGATTGTGGGCGCGGTCGGCGGCGCATGGACGGGTGCGCTGACGTGCCTGCTGATTCTGAACGTGGTGGACTATGCCAGCGGACTTGTCTGCGCGGCGCTGGGACGCAGCACCAAGACGGACGGCGGGCGGCTGTCCAGCACGGCGGGCTTCATTGGCCTGGCGCGGAAAATGTTCATCTGGGTGCTGATTCTGGTGGCGACGCTGGTGGACAGGTACGTCATCGGCACGGGCGAGAGCTGCCAGACGGCGGCGGCATTGTTCTATATCGCGAATGAGGCACTGTCGATCATCGAGAACTGCGGGCTGATGGGGCTGCCTGTTCCGGCGTTCCTGCGGAAGCTGCTGGAAGTGCTGCGGGACAAGACGGATCAGGGCGCGGACAAGTATCAGCGGGAAGAAAACGAATAAGGCACAAAAAGAAGCGGCTGTTCCATCGAGTGGAGCGGCCGCTTTGTGTTGCCCGGAAATTGCGAAACCGGGAACAGCGTCAGTATAGCATAGAATCCTGAATTTTGCAAGTGAAACGCAAGCCGCAATAGCGTGGGGTGCGGGATACACGGTCAAGGAAATTTTTGCGGGACGCAGGTGAAGATAAAAAATGCGAACATCTTCTGCTGTTGGGGGTATCCCCCCTATGGTGGAAATTTCGACATGGGGGTTTTCACACCGGCGGGGGTTCGTCGTAGACACCGCGTATCGAAATTACAGGGAGGGGGTCACGCTGAAGCGTAACACAATGTAACACAAGCACAAAAATAAGTGTAACAAGAAAATAATCTTCTATATCAGGGAATTGCAGGCGTGTTTCCCTTGTGGCACTTGTAACACATTTTTCAAGGGTAGTGCAAAACTACGTCAATAACGGCTGTACCCAATGGGGACAAAATGTACCCAAGAAGGCGGCTTCCGCGAAGAAAAAAGGTGCGTAGCATGTGGATATGGTCAATATCTTGTGGATAAAAAGAAAAAACCATCTACATTTTGCAATGCAGATGGTAAAAAGTGTCGAAGTGGCGGGATTCGAACCCGCGGCCTTTTGGTCCCGAAGCGCCTCAGCGTCTCTGACGCGCAGTTGGCGCATTCATGAGTGCCTGTGCGCTCGTCACCGCTAACGTGTCTGCATTTTATCATGCGTTGTTCTTTGCTGTCAACATTTATTTTTTTATTGCTTGCATTCTTTCGCAGCGCGGCGCTTGCGTTTACTATCGCACGTTCTACCCCGCACGCTCCGCATTCTTCCGTGATGTATTTCAGCGTCCTGCGCTATCTGTCACAACCGTCACAACTGTGATGCGATTTTTTCTTCTATATATGCGCCCTTCTTATGAAACTGGCACATTATAATTATTTTCTGTCACATTCAAAGAAAACTGTCACACAGAATAAGCCCACCCCCTAATTTTTCAAGACCCACGCTGTAAACGCTTGAGCCTCTCCCGGTGTAGCGTTCCCCTTTGAATGCTTTTCCCGCCGGGGGGGATGGGCTGAATTTCTCGCAGTCGAGTGAAATCAAAACCGTTTTGGTGCGTATAGCTGCGCCTGAAACGTTCAAAAATTGTGTGCTTTCTCAAAAACCGCGTCGCCCGCACCCTTATTTATCGCACTCTTTTCTCCGAAGGCTGGAAAGCCAACGAAAAAAGCGGCAGCCGCCGCCCAATCTGGGTAGCCGCTGCCGCCTTGCTGTATGAAGTTATTGAATCCCGTCGCTGTCCGTCCATGGCTGCGTGTAGGTCAGTGCCCGCTCGCTGTCGCCGGTGCCGGTGGTCGTCGGGTCGGTGACGATGCCCAGAATCGCCAGCACCGTGAAAATGGCGTTGACCACCTGAAGCAGCTTGTCGCCGATTTCCCCCAGGTCAATGCTTACGCCAATCAGCGCGGCCACCGCCTGAACCAGCAGCAGCACCGCCGGAATGAGCGCCACCCAGAACGCCTTGTTCTTAACTCGCACAAGCCAGTTGATTTTCATCTCGTTCACCTCCTTCGCCTTTGCGTCGCTCTCATCAGCCCGCCGTGCTGTCAGGCGGATGATATGGCGCAGCCATCTGATCCAGCCGATGGTGCGCGCTCTTGACGCTGCTCTCCACTCTGGCAAGCCGCTCCGCATAGCCGTCCAGCCGCTCACGCATGGCGCGCTGTTCTACGCGGATGTCATCCACGCCGCCCGCAATGCTGTCCAGCTTTGCGTGTACCTGCGCTTGGCTTGCAGCCTCGCCGCGTGTGTCACGTCGTGCGCCAACCAGCAGCGCAATGAACGCCACCAGTAGGCTGCCCAACGCAATTGGTATCAAGAAAAGAAACTGCCCTGTACCCCCCCGTCGGGCAGCTCAATCCGCTGCTGGCATAGGGTGGGTCGCTGATGACGGCGGACAGTTCAGCGCCTTCCAGCTTCCGCAGCTCTATCAGAGCGTCCCCTTGAATGGCTACCCATCCGTCCGTCAGCATGTTCACCAGCTCGCCGCCGTTCATCCCCGTCCGCCCTCCGCACTGGCCGCACCCGGATAGCATTCCAGCAGATACGCCGCCGTTGCAGCGTCCAGCCCGCGGATCGTCACCGTGTAGGTGTCGCTGTCCGTGCTTTTCTTCGCGCCTTCCAGCGCTGCCCACGTCTGTGCGCCGACAATGCCGTCCACGCTCAGCCCGTTGATTTTCTGGAAGTCGCGCACCGCCGCTTCGGTTGCCTTGCCGAAAATGCCGTCCGCATCCAGCCCATAGGCCAACGCGTTCAGCATCTCCTGCAAGGCGCGCACCTCTGCACCTTTGCTGCCCCTCCGCAGCGTGATCCGCTTCGTCCCGGTCTCCTGCGTCTGCTGCTCACCCGCTGCCGCTTCGGCGGACGTGTCAGCAGTGCCGTAGTCGATTTCCTTGAAGTAGCCCGCGTGCGTCCAGCCGTTGGCCAGCGTAGACCCTGCCACCCTGCCCATGGAAGCGGAAGAATGCACGACGTTGCAGGCGCGTTCCCGCCCCTTCTTGTCCACATCCGTCAGGGCGTTTTCACCCGCATAAAGCCCGACATGGCTGAAATTTCCCAGCCCATCCGCGTGATACTTCGCCGGATAGCTGCCCACGTCTTCGTGAATGAACAACGCCATGCCCACCTGAAGCCCCGCCTTCTTCGCCTCGCTGAGGGGCATCAGCCCCGTCACGGCCCGCGCCATGGCGTTGCTTCCCGCGTAGTCCATCTTTCCGCCGCAGGCACGCACAGCCGCCTCAATCATGGCTTGACAGTCCATTTCCTGATAGCTGCGCTTCTCCTGCGCATACTGGAGCGCCTGTGCTGCCACCTGCGCCCCTGCCGGCTTTGCCATCGTCATGTGCTCCTTTCAATGTCCGCCAGCAGCTCGCGCCGCTGCCGTTCCAGTTCGCCGCTGTCCGTCTCGATGCCGTGCATGGCCAGCAGCTCCGCTTGCTTGCGGATGACCTCCTGCGCCCCGTCCAGCATCCGGCACAGCCGCTCGATGATCTGCAAGTGGCTCATGTCCTGCCGCCTCCCGCCATCGCGCAGCCAAAGAAATAGCCCAGCAGAAACGTGCTGGGCAGTATCCAAATCAGGTGCAGCGGATTCATGCCTGCGCCCCCTGTTCGTCGTTTTCATCCTTCGGCATCTCCGGCCAGACGATGCTTGCCGGGAAGCCCTCCTGCTGCGGCACGTCCAGCAGCGCCTGCCGATACTTCGCCCAGTCGCCGCGCAGATACTGCCCCAGCTGCTTGAAAAAGCCCAGCCACGCGGAAAAGGTTGCGCCCTCCGGCACATCCAGTCCGGCGCGGAAAATGCTGCCGTGCGCGTCCACTTCTTCCAGCAGCTTGTTGCGGATGCCTCTGGCAATGCCCTGCGCCCCGTCCATGTCGCCCAGCTCAACCGCAGATGCAAGCGCCGTGCGCATGTTTTCCAGCTGTTGCGCAGCCTGAATCTCTGCCGCCTTTTCCCGGCGTGCTTCCTTGATTTTGTCGTTCGGGTTAATGATTGTGTTCACGGTGGTTCCTCCTTCATGATGTCGGTATAGGTTCGATCCATCTGCTTCAGCAGGTTGCGCGTGTTCTCGCGCTGCGCGTTGGCCTTCCAGCAGCGCTATCTCTTCCACCATCAGCCCCGTCCAGTATTCCGCACGGTCGCCGCTCAGGTGCAGCACCGTATAGGCAAGGTCGGCGCAGCCCATCAGCGCGTCCAGCTCATTGGCTTCCCGGAAGGGTGCAATCACTGCCATGGGGTTCGCTCCTCCATGCCTGTGCGCCTACCGGCGCAGGATGATTTTGATTTAATAGATGGTAAAAACTGCCAGCACGCCAACACTGCTGCTCGCATAGCCGCCGCTGAGGCTGCCGTCCGTGTCCACGTAGCGCACGTTGGTGCCGTACCCAGTGTGCGGGGTGCGCAACCAGTACCAGCGCGGTGCGCCGTTCAGTAGGTAGATGCGGTCGGCGTTGGTCGCTCCGGCGAAGAAGGGATAGGTCTGCCCCTCGGTAACGTTGTTTTCATGGCCGTATCCCATCTCGTCCCGGCTCAGCAGCCACACCCGGTCGCGCACCACCTCGCTGCCGCCGCCATCCGTCACGGTGTTCAGCGCTACGGTCTTATCCACCTCGCCAATGGCGGCGACCAGTCCTTCGTCCAGCTTTTTCAAAAAGCCGTCACGCGCTGCGTAGCTTGGTGCGCGGTCGAACTCGCTCTGCGGCTGCCACCACGCCCCACCAGCCTTGTCGCTGTTCAACCACTGCCGGATCGCGCTTTCCTTGTAGCGGTTGCTGCCGTAGCGCAAGCGGTGCACGTGGTTCATGTGCTCCGTGTGCCCGTCCGCCGTGCCCAGGTCGGTGCCGTCGCTTCCCGCGCTGACGCTCACCGTCTCGATGGCGGCAGCTGCCTCGCGGCTGGCGTAGGTGCTGATTT